CCGCAGTATCCCCTACCAAGTGAACATCTCCTGCTGCGGGAGTTAGATTGTCTGGGTCGGATTCTGTTGTTTTGAAACTCAACCCAACAACTGCATCGAGTTTGTACATGCTTTCATTGAAAGTAACTTCTGCACCCCCCTGATTTGCCGCCAATAGGTGTAAGCCTAGATTTACTGTTGTCATTTAGTATTTCCTTGTATTGGTAATTGTGTGTTGTGTATATTTGCCTTGTGAGATGTGTTCGCCCACTTTATATATTTCAACAACAATAGAAGTTAATGCGTCTGTGCTATCTGTTTCTTGGTCATCAATACTATAAGTAAGACGAGGATGAGTCTCTGTTTCATTATCTACGTTGTACTGCGTAATCACAATTCCCGAACCATCATCAGTATCTTCATTGCTGTTAAGTGTGCGAACAACTGTACCGAGGTCTGAAGGGTCATATATATTTGCAACATACACTTCAGTGTTGTCAGTATTAGGTGTGTTTGTGGCAGAGATGAGATTAAAAATAGCCCTGTCCCCTCGCACAAAATCTACTATCCAATCGTCAGTGTTACCGTCTTTATACCCCTTTATCCCCCCCACAGGAAACGGCTTAACGGAATTTCCATATATGTGTTTACCAACCATTGATGTATCAGACACCGTTGCCCCCTCGGAAACTGCTTTATAGTATCTATTTTCCCCTATCTTCTCTGGCGAATAGAGAACAGGAGCCACTCGCCCACCATCAGCATAAGTAAGAACAGCACCGAGTTGTGTAGAAGTCTCAGATGTGTGGGTTGATATATAGTGTTCTGTGCCTCTGATACCACGAATAAGTTTACTTAATTTGTATTCGCGGTCGCCTATTCCTTCTACATCCCTGAACCCAATTATTTCACCCTCCAAGTACAATAGGCTTTTCCCGTTTAGTGCGTCCTCTTCACTGGAACTTGCGGGGGAATTACTAGATAAGGGTCCTAGAACTTTTATAGTTATCTCGGTTGTATCGTCCCACACGCCAGTAGGTCCATCGCTGACACTTGAATCAACTTCAACCAACATGCCCTCTGAAGGATTAGGACCTCGGTAATACACGCCGTCACTTTCATCTGAAGCCCACAAACCTGCCGAGGTGAACTCTTGGTCTTCTGTTAATGTGCAAGACACTATATAATGAGAGGGCGAAGTTACTGCACCCCCGTGTAAAGGTGAAGTGTCCATCACAAGAGTTTTCATTATAGGCGGAACGTACTCATCAATATCGACAGAATCTTCGTCTCCCTCGCCATCATACGGAACAGATTCCGAACCCTCAAGTAGACCAACAATTTCATGTGTAAAGTCTGCTCCTCTGCTTAATTCTAGCACTCGAACTGAATACCCCTCGCCTTTTACTGACACCAGAAGTAAATCGTTCTCTTGAATGTCAATTTCCGAGGGAGGAAGAGTAAACCTACAGCGTTTTCTGTAAGCATGTGATTGATATAAGACCCTATTGGCTATTTCTTGTGCCTCATAAGACCTTAACCCCATTGCAACATCAATTTTTGTAGTTCTTTGAAGACCAGTTATCGCCCTTGTTGATTTTTGACTTCCGCGTTGGTAGTTGTCTTGTACGTCATAATAATCAACAGTAACTTCGTTCGGGAGTAAAGAGTCATCTTTATCTGATTGTGAAAAAGTAGGAACACTAGAATTATCGCCAGTTGATGCCCCCAATAAACTTACGTCAATAGTTTTGTCTGCTGTAGTGTTTCTTGAAGTAAAGTAGAGAACACCACTTCGTTCAAAACTCATCAAGTCGTAACGAAGAACAAGTGTAGATAGAATATCTTTGGCGGTTTTAGTTCCTGCTGAGGTGAACCCCCGCACTCTATTTGTTCCGTTTACTGCTTGAAACTCGTCCGTGTTGATTGTGTCTCCTGGCGTGTATGTTCCCCCGATTCCTGCTTTCTTCAAGAACCCTTGCCTAATTAGCACCGAATCAAGAACCATTCCGAGCGTTGCGTATGCCGCATTTCCTGGGGCGTTTCCGTTTATTTCTGTTTCTCTGGGTATGGCATCAACCGCAAATTGGAATTGGGGAATCTGATTACCGAAGTCTCGGAGTTGAAGTTGTTGCATACTTGCATACGCAATTCCTCGATATGCAGGTGAGTTGCCCCCGCTAGGAAAAAGTGAATCTGCACTGGCGTTGGTGTAGTGGTGAGATATGCTAGGAGAACCAAGGCTAAAATCAGAATCACCACCATCGTCCCCTATATATATTTTTATCCTAGTCATAAGGTTTGGATTAAACGCATCAGGTGTGGCATGTACATCCGCATCCTCTCGGCTGTCTAAGTGCAAAGCCTCACCTGGATGGTCGTGACCGCTAACATAAGGACCTTCTGCGGGGCAACGCGCCCCCGTATTCCCAAGTCCACTAACCCTGAAGTATCCTCTCCAGTTGCTGTTGCCTTGTTGGTAATAGTAAATAGAGACAGGCACTCGTACATCTATTGTGTTAGCATTGATGACAGCATCTACTATGCCACCCGCACAAGCCCCTATGCCATCAAAATCAGCGTACATGCCGGGCGAGAATGAACTAAAGTCCCCACTCCCGCCGCCTGTATGTGTTACTCGCAAATGTCCAATTACTGTTATGTTTTTTGTGTTCCATGTGCCTCCTGTAATTTCTACCCACCATTTGAGTGTAAAGTCCCCACCTGATATACCTCCCGTAGTGACATTTTTGTATTTTCTCTTGCCGTTCATGTATATGTATCTAACTTTACGAAGAGGACCCTCACAAATGGCACACATTACGTCTGTTGCATAAGTGTAATAAACCACTTCTGTAATTCCTTGACCATCGCCACCACCGCCCTTACCATTATGTACAAGAACACCATCAGCAAAATAATTTTCATCTTCTTTAACTGTTAAATTGTAAGTCTTACCCTCTAGTTCAAATCTCTCACAATCAATTACATCTACCCATCCGTTTTCGGACAGAAGACTGTCGCCTTGCCGTAAACTTTCAGCAGTAAACCACTCCGCTTCCCTATTTGGCTTTAGTCCATATACACTGTGTTCGGGCGTACATGAAAAAGAAAAGTTTTCTCCTGAAATCTTTAATACCCTTTTTGTTTCACCTGTCAGTGTGTTTGTGACTTTTTGGTTTCTAAAACACAGTTTTCCGTCACCTGACTTCGCAAACTTCGCTGTGCGAACCATATCTCCTATCTTAATATCCTCGATGCTCTTATCTGTTCCGCCTGACATTCTTATGGGCGTACCCGCCAAAAAGGATTTCTTACCACCACCACCATCGGGCTGCTCAGTAACGTGTCTAGTCTCAACAATAGGTCCACAACCAATTAGTTGCCCACCCAATCGAATCTGGTCGCCGTATGCTTTAGTAACCCCCGACCCCTCTTGTACACCCATGATTTGTAGTTCTTCAAGACGTTGCCCCGTGCTAGTGTGGCTCGGCATATCCATTGGGTCGATGATTCCACCTGCGATTCCGCCAATCATCCCGCCAATAGCGGCGGCTTGCATAACTGCAAAAAACGCACCGCCAGTTGCTATACCAATAATAGCCCCTACTGTAAATCCAATTATCATGCCCCATTGACTGCCACTACCCATTGTTAGTCCTCGATTCCTTTCAGGTGAAACACCGCTTTTCTACGCTTATTCCAGAAGCGACATCTCTCGGTTTCTACAACTTTGCCTACTCCTCTGTGGGTGTGTATTATTCCTATATCGGTTAAGATAGCACAATGACACGAAATATCCGTGTTTCGTAGGCAATACACTTCAACATCCCCAACCCCCGCACTGTTAAAAGGAATGTCTGTCTTAAAAGCCAATTTAAACAGAGACAGCATACTTTTAGGGTCTTCGTGAGGCAAAAGTACCTCTTTGTTAGTCCTAGTGGGTTTGTACTCAGGCATAGCCCCCTGTAGCCCCAAATCTTCTATTACTGCTGTTATTAGTCCTGCACAATCCATACCTTCGCCCGAACAGCCACTAGCACCAAGCACCCACGGATGACCGAGAAACCTTCTCGCTGATTCAACTACAGCCATTCGGGGCTTTAGACTATCCATCCTTTAGTCCTTGGTATCTAAATGCGGCTATTGCCCTTTTATCCCAAAATGTGCTTCTTTTTGTTTCTACCACCTCACCGAGTTGGTGGTTCAGTAATGCTCCTCGATGGGTGTGTATCATACCCTTGTCCGTCAAGATAGCACAGTGACAGGGAATATCTCTCTCACGAATATAGTATACTTCAACATCCCCGATTCCTGCGTCTTCTTTCGGTATCTCAATAAAAGGAACATTTACAAACTTTTGATAAATACTTTTAGGGTGTGTTTTCCCTGCTGCGACAGTTCTTTTACAAGTAGGGACACTACCATACTTAGGCATCAACTCCTCTAGCCCCAAATCTTCTATAATAGCAAGAGTTAAACCTCCACAATCCAATGTCCCTGAACCTCTTCTGCCTCCCCACTCCCACGGAACACCTAAATAGGTTCTTGCTGCGTCTACTACGTCTTGTCTGGTTATACTAGCCATTATATGCTATTTTTGTTGTCAGGAATAAATATAGCCCTGTCAACACCTGGAATATCAGGAAACCCACCGTAGTTTTTGAGATTATTAAACTTGTTTTTGCAATTACTTATCGTCTTGTCACACCCCGCAAACAATCTTACCTCATCTCCCTCTCCAACATCAAAACTCATGTCAAGATAGGTAGTGATTTCTTTGTCGTCTTTGAGGGATTTAGCAATCTCATATCTTAACCCCGCGTTATTTCCAGTTAGGAATTGAGCCACCCCATACTTTAACCAGTTATCAGAACTACCAATAGCATCGTCAACTTTAAACTTTCGTCTTGGGTTACTAGCAACACCGCCCACCGCGACAGTAGTTAAAAACATTGTTGTTCCATCAAAAGAATACCCGCATCGAGGAACATACATCGCCAACTGTTCATCTCCCGTCCCTCTTCGATAGACGGTGTGATGGTTTGCACCTAACACATGCCCACAGTTTCGTGTGAATGTTCTCCCTGTAGGTAGGTTAAGCATCCTTGTTTGCCCCACTAATTCAAACTTCCACGCTTGGTCGTAAAAACCAAGGTTGGAGACGGTGTATTGTGTCTTGTACAACTCATTGACCCACGGATATTGCCAATCGACAAGATATTCTGTTACTGCTGCGTCTCTGTATCTTCCTGCCCGTAAATCATCTTCTGTAATTCCAGACTCATCTGCAAGGACAACCATTCCTTTTGCCGATTGGTTAGATTCATTGAAGCCCCCTTCTCGGTGCGTGGCAGATGCCTCAAAACCCGAAGCCGCGCTGTACACCTTGTCTCGAAACGTGATGTCTGTATTATGGTCTGTAACCCTGAAGGTTACACCATCGGTTCTTCTTAGTTTCCACAACGTAGCATATCTATGAACCAGATTATTATTAAGCGACTTTAATTGTGAAGTAAAAACTACCGCCATGTTACGCCTTAACCTTCTCTTCTTCTGAACACTCCATGCACTTTCTGTTCCGTCTCCGCCTCTTGGAAGTGTTTTCTGCCTCTTTCTCTTTAATAAGTTCTGTGACTTGTTGTTGGTGTTTTTTGGAAGGCAATCTAAAATCACACAGACTCACCAAGTCCTCGTCAAAATAGACTCGTCTGTTTTGGACAAATTCTCTAAAAGTATTTATGTTGTCTAAATTATCTTCAAAAGCAAGAAGAGCAGCGACAGGAGCAACCTGCTTGTAGAATGGGTGGAACAGCCTTTCAAACACACCGTCCTCAAAGATACATGCAGCCACAACCATTGCATTGTATTCTGAGTGTGTCCCAACAAAGGGCTTCTTAGGTTCTTTAAGTTCTCGCTGAAATCTGTGAGAAAGAACAAGATTGTTAAGCCTACGAACATCAAACCCCGTAAGGTATGCGCGAAGTGATAGGTCATGTTCCTCATAACCCCAACCATATAAACAGTCGTTAAGCCCACCAAGGGCTTCCCATACATGTTTGGGTACAAAATAACAACCACCCAGTAAAGAGGGGCATCGGTCTATTTCTAATGGATTACCTCTGTTTTTCCAAGTCTGTGTAGAAAACAATGCGTATCTATTCCCCGTCAATGGTTGTGAAAATGTAGCACCACAACCAACCCAATCCCCCGTAAAGTTTTTGCAACCACAACAGAAAATAGATTCAGGAAATCTATCTATAGTTTTGTCCACCGTCTCTAACCAAGAATGTGGGACTCGCATGTGAGAGTCCATAACCACAATAATATCGCCTGTTGCCATGTTTGCCCCGAAGCGTTTTGCTCCACCCGGACCTAATCGTTCTGGTGTTTTAACAACCTTAACACCACCAAATGAGCGAAGCCGATGTTTAACACCATCATCGCCACAATCATCTACAACAATTATTTCATGTGGTTGTGGTTCACTCGCCCAAACCATCGCAACAGTAACCTCTAAGTCACGAATCTCGTTGTGAGTAGGAATTATGACAGAATAAGTAAACTCCATAGCAACACCTTACCACAAACAGTCGAGGGCGGGGAGATTATGCCCCCACTGGTCTGTGCAATCACCTTCCTCAGTCGTAGTTGGGGGGTCAACAGAAGACCCGCCGCCGCCAGTGGTGGTGAAGTCTGTGTCAGTAGTGCCTGTAGAGGGTTCGTCCACACATTCCCCACATTGAATTAACCATGACCCCGCAGCAGAGGAGGAATCTATTAAGTGTATATTTGTCCAACAAGCAGGTGTACCGTGAGTACTCTGTGAAGTGCCTTGTATACAACCCACTTCATTGTCTTCAGCATCCATTACTTTTATGTTGTAGTACCCCTCATTCCACACCGTAAAAATTGCCCCACCCCGAATGATAGGGAGAACATTAGCGGGAGGCAGATATAGTTTTCCGCCCCAAGCGGCAGAAACAATTCTAATAAATCTGTTGCTTAGTGCTGTCAACACCACCTGGTCGCCATCAATGTATATTTGTCTGTAACCCCCATAGAATGTTTTAGCAGTAATAGTCATTGTGGTAAAGAACTTTCCCAGACAAACCACTCTTTAGAGCCTCCCAAATACTCAACAACCCACATCGTTATAGTCGTGTTGCCAGAAAGCGCATAATCTAATTGACTAGATGCCCCAGTGTGGTCACCAGGGTCCCTAGCATCAGTAAGTTGAACAGACGTACCAGAAATATTAGCAAGATAAAAGCAAGGTCCCCCCGAAGGCATCGCCCACGGGTCAGGAAGTGTAACACTAAGCCCACTGTCTGTAGGGTCAAGAGCAATCACCCTTCCTTGTGTTACTGCGATTGATATATCAGCATCAAACGATATTGTGTCTGCACCCCCATAAAAATACTCATCATAATGTTCTCCGTGGTCAAGTATCTCAACGAGGTCTATTGCCGAAGTTGTACCATATTCAAACGTATCCAGAGAAATTGATAGTAAGTCATCCATTCCTTTTGTGAATCTAACAGGAACATCAAACTCACATCCCGCATAAATAGTAGTCCCGTCATCGGGGTAGTCATCAAAAGTAATCACCCCTGTTTGAATAGATACTGACCACCCGCTAACCATCTCTGTGACACTTGTTTCTCCATCTTCTTGTTTACCTACGCGCACAGTATTTAGAACAGGTTTGAAAATGTTCCTTGTTACAACTGTTGTATCCCCACCCGCAATCTGTGATTGCTGATACCGCTTTTTTAGTTGCGCCGTAAAGTTCGCACCTGTTAGTCCACCTGCTTGATATGTTTTAAGTGGTACGTCATCATAACTACAAGTGGAACGACCATCGTTTGCAGTAGTAAAGTCTAACCAATCTTTATACCTAAAGCCATACGCAGCACCTTTGACACACATGTAAAATTCTAAAACTGACTGCAAATCCGCATAAGTTTTTATGCCGTAGGAGACATCATATTTTCTTCTCGACTTACTCCACCTTGATACTCTTTGCTCCGCGCCTGTATCAAGACCCACAATTGTGGTTGAGAATCCGGGTCCTCCTGAAGAACCGTAAGAGATGTTGTCAGGAAACTGTATTTCATAAAATGACATGATTATTACTCTATTGTACTTCTAAGCCCTTTACCTATCTCTCGTTGAATCTGTTTCTTTGATTTTCTGAAAGAGTCGGCATCCTGTGTGGTTATGTTCATGTTTACTATAACATTTTTTCCGCCTCCGCCCTCGGCTTTCACGCCTAAATCTCCCGAAGGCAGACGAGTAAGTGGCATAATTGCTTCTGCCCCTGCTTCTCCCATCAAGCCAACCCCACCATTAGCCATTGGGAACATGGTTGGTCTATGGACTACACCACCTGTTGCGAAGTTTTGCATTTCACCACCAGACATACCTGCCCCTTGCCTAGCAACACCCACACCACCTTTTCCTAGTCCACCCCCCATACCCATACGCTGCCATATCGCGTCCAAAATTATTGCTTGAATAATCATTTCCATAAGTTTAATAATTAAACCCGTGAACGCCTCTTCTAAAGTAGCCGCCCCTTTAACAACCGACATAATACTTTGAGTCATTGTCTGGGCAAATTGGTGATTGGTAATAAGCATCTCCTGTTTAGTACCCTCATTTTGTTTTTTTAATCTTCCCAATTCTGCAATCAATTCTTTCACTTTATCAATTTGTTCTTGTGACGCGTCTTTACCCATTTCAGCAAGTGCTGTTTGTTCAAGTTGGTACATCTCTAGGGCTAAAGCCCCGTCTTTATTGAGCATAGTTTGTTCTTTTATTAGTTCGTTTAGTTCCTTAATCTTGTCTGCGGGGTCATACTTTTCTAATTGTTGCTTAACCTCTAGTTCCGCCATAAGTGC